AGATACATGTCGTTTCTTGTGATTTGCAGCATTTTGATTTGCCATATTTGTCCTTTCAGATTATGTGTTAAGTAGGTTATGCAGGTTGAAAACATTCGATCTGCAGTACCATCTCTTCCCAAATCCTAGTTGCACCAATATCCATCTCAAAATATGCATATGGAACAAAAGATTTGTCCGAACGTCTTTCTATTTCTGTAATTGGTTCTTCCCATGAACAGAAAGCCAATCCTTGCGGATGAAATGCAAGAACTGATTCAATTACATCGCCAGCTACAGTTACTTTAGGCATATTCTCATACCTAATAAACTGAAAACCAGCAAAGAAATTCGTTTGCCCTTCAACCAATGCTCTCAGATTGTTATAATCTGCGCTTTGGATTTGTTGTGAATGCAGTAATGCTTCTATCTGTCCAGCAGAACATACAATAAAATAAAGTGGGTTACCACCTTCATCATATTGATCTGCTTCATTTTCAGATAAAATTCTACGAGCATGTAACAACTTATCAATTGAAAGCGAAAAAGCATTAGTACCGCTATTTTGGACACCCATCATATTGGCATCATAAGAGCCACTACCAAACTGAAACGCTTTAGCAATGTGTTGTTTGGGGAAGTTAGTTGAATTCCAGACTATCTCGGTTGCACCGTCCATTGCACCACCATCTGATTCATATGCTGAACCAAAAGCGGCAGTAACAATTGTTTGATCCATCTTACGAGCCATTGCCATTGACGTAGCTTCTGCGTAAGGCTGAAACACATCATAGTTCATTCTACGAGTGTCAAAACCCTCTACAAAGAAACCAGCATTTTTAGGTTGTGCTGATACTCTCCTACGTTGATGGGAAATCGCTTGTACAGGTGAATCTGCAAAACGTGCAACTTTGTCTAGTGCTTCGTTAGTTCCGATCTTATCAATGAACTCGGCAACACCACGACAATCTGGTTTGTTAGTTACAAAATTCCGTAACCGTGTTGTTTTTTGTTGAAGCGCATGTAATACATCAGCAGAATAGCGATGTATATACGACGTTTCAATATCATAAAAATTAGCCATAGTTATCCCTTATATGGAAATCTCATACACTTATGTGTATAAGTAAAAGTTACTATAACCTAGAGATTATCCACAAAGGGTCTCAAAAGAACTTTCAATAGGCCAAATGGTTATCTATCTACTTGTACTTTTATTCAGTCTTATCTTCGTCTTTGTTGACCCGGATATGCTGTTTGATACAACTTATCCATTTTTTTCATAGCCGAACTATGACCCGGATCACGATTATCACGATACGAGGTTGAAAAATCCTTGTCACGATAAAGAGCCTGAATTTCTTCTTGTGCTTGTTGTGGAGAGAGCTGGCTTGAACCAAGTCCTGTCCCTACAACTAAGGAATCTTCTCCCAAAAGTTCACCAACTTTAGAAAAGGCTCGGAGCATTTCAGGATGATTACCCAAGCCAGATTCATCCATAAGTTGACTTAATTCTGGTGACGCAAATTGAGCAAATGCCCTTTTTGCATAATCCAATTTACCATCATAATTCTTACCCCATTCTTGTTGGAGTTGCATGGTGGTATTTACTTCTTGATCTTTTTGAAGCTGAACATTTTCTGCTTCTTCTTGTTCCTGACTATCAGCATATAGATTGAGTATATTTTCTGCTTGCTGTTGGGTTAGACCAGTATCGTGAGCAAATTCACGGAACCCATCTAATTCTCCATTTTCATCGTTAAACTGGTAATCTTTGGCTTGTTCTGGTCGTCCCATTTTATTATAAAAACCATTCCAATCCTCACCTTCTTGAGGTATTGCCACCATTTGATCAGGGTTACCCCCTATCATTTTTACAGCATTAACATATGATTTTGCAAGTTTATCTACTGAATCAAAAGTTGCTAAACTCGGTTCATCTCTCAATCCTGCTGGCATTTCAGCCGCATTAAAACCTATTGATGCGACATCTGAACTTGAATCGCTAGTGACTTGTCCTGATTCTTCAGGGGCTACTACTTCTTCCGTCATTTTATTCTATTATTAAATGTTATCCTGCCGTTTCAATCTGGCAAGCTCTTGTTGATCATAGCGTGTACGAAGCACCCTAAGATCGGTGTCCACCAACTCCATAATCTTAAGCACCACACTACGTTGGCCTTCTTGCCATGCAGATAAGTACGGATCGGGAGTTGGTGTAGTCTTAAAAACAAAGTGATCTTTAATCAATTTATTTAAAACTGCTTTCCCTTGTTCAGTTTCAAAACATTCTTTAAAAGCCTTCCTTGTTTGTGCTTCACGGTCAAACCATTCCATTATTTATGTTTTCCGGTAGCATGGTTAACATGACAGGAAGCACAATACTTCGTTTTTTCTACTTTTGGGCTTATTTTTACATTAGGCATTCGTCCTATATGTTTCTGAAACACAGCGGCTTCTTCTTTATTAGATGTTAGATTATATTTCATTTTAGTGGCTTCTCTTTTTAAGAGATATTGTGAAATATTCTTTGGTGGTAACCACTTGTTCGGGCCTTTATAACTTTTAGCTCTATTAACTTGGGCTTCAGTCATTACAATATTACTCTCATCATGTGCCGCCTTATTTTTCATTTTAGGCATCCACTTAAATCCTCCTGATTGCCATATTTCTTTTATAGCTACACCGTGATCTGCATGGAATTTACGTGGTTGAAGACTTTTTCGATTAGTATAAGCACTTTTAATCCAACCTCTATTTTGTAGAATATTTTTTCTTAATACATTTGCACGAGTTACATTTACAAAAGTTTCTCTATCTTCCCAATTTTTACGATTGTAATGCGCTGGTTTACCGTCTTTTGTAACTGCGGCATAATATGCGGCACTATGGCGTGGTTCTCCCATTATTAACCTCTAATATTTTCAGCTTGTGCAGTTTTTTGATTTACATCAGCGGCAACTTGAGCTTGTTGCATTTGTGCCTGTTCTTGTTGTTGTCGTTGTTGTTCAGCCACCATTGCTTGTACTTCTTCTTTTGATCTAATATTTGAAACAGGAACTTGTAATACTTGTGCAGTATTTTGCAAGATTTGATGTGTATCAAAGTACATTGGTATTGTTTGATCAATTTGTGCAAGTGGCATAATCATTTCAAACAATTGGTTCATAGAACTTATTTCACCTGATCTCATTGAGATAGATACAGGGTTCAAATATTCTATTCTAAAATCCTGCATTTCTTCAGGCATTGGCGGTAATAAATAAGACCGTGTAAGTATATTTACAGTTCTCCTAATGACAGGATCAAGGAATTCTGCTTCTTGACGAGCGAGTATTGGGCCTAAAACAGGCATCCGTTGTCTCATTCTTACAGAAACTTCCGTTGCACTAAACCGCATTACATCCCCATCAGGGGCTACAGGCCCGGGTAATTCCAGTAAATCTAAGAAGTAGCCTTCCCTAATTGCAGTAATACACTTTGCACTTAGTCTTTCTGCATACTCAGGTTTTGCATCAGTAGGAGCAGGGAAAACCATATCTTTGCCACCTAATCCGACAGAATAGTAATTTATAGCATCTGGCGTTGTATCTAGCGGATCAAGTAACCCCGAATCTGGAACAAACATCGGTGGGGATATTGCTTTTTGTACTGCTTTTAAGTAACTTTTATCCACTTCTGTAATAAGCCTTATATCGGGCATTATTTCCCAAGTTGGGCCTCTTCCATATATTTCTCTATCGGATCGTTCCCATCTGGCACAAACATATGGCATTTCGTCATATCCAGAAATAGATAAAAGGCTCTTCCTTTCCTTTAAATAATGTACAGATACAAAGTTCTTCTTAAATTTAACAGGTAAGTGTTCACGTACAGTCCATGCTGGCAACACTGCATGTACAACATCATATTCATCCAACATCTTTTCCCCATAACCTTTGTCCACTAATTCTGGCGGTAATGTTTTAGGGTCGAATCTCTGTACTATATCTTTGGCTGTTTGTTTATAATTCCGAAAAATTGTATCAATTTCCATTTCACTTCCAGACCCAAGTATACAATCCGAAAGAGGAAAATTGCGGTAACGAGGGCCAAATCCCGGAACATCTTCGACAAAAACAATGCCAGTACCAAATGCTCCAGCTTCAAGATAATATTGAAACACTGCACTTTGGAAATTCGATATAGGTCGAGATATATGATGTTGAATAACTCTCGTTGCTTCTTCCAGCCATAATGCAACATTGCGGTACTCATCTAGATTTGGATTCCCACTTGTCAGTTTAAACCATTCTGCCCCCATAGGGGTAAATACATTATGAATGTTAGAAGCAAACCGCTTTAACAAACGCATTGCCGAACCTTCAAATGCATGATCCATCCTATCAGCACCTCTTGAATGAGTCGTCGTAAAATCAGAACGATGTGGAAGAACATATTCTGCAATGTCTTGCCACTGTCGTTCCCATAAATTACGATTATTCTTCAACTTTTCATGATGCCGATCTAATAGAGGCCCGAATGCGCTATTTTCATATGCCATATTTTATCTCATTTTAGAGCTTGTGTTAGCTAATTTTGCTGGCTGAGCCAGAACCAGCATGCATTTTACGGCCCGCACCTATTGGTCGTTGACCAGTAAGCATTGTAGTCTGCTGTGTTGCCGCTTCAAAGCCAGTTGGCCCGGGGCCGGGGCCTTCGCCCGGTGCATCATCTGAATAGCCACCTTGACCTGAGATTGCTTCCTTTCCTAGCTTTGCAATTTCATTAAGATTCCTATTGAGTATATTTCCTGCTCCACCAACAGCAAAATTTATACCTTCCCCAAGTTTGTTTATTCCACCTGTCAACATAGAGGTTCCATGTGACATATCTGGTGTATTCATTTGTGGGGTATTAGGCAAATTTGGTGTCCCTAATTCTTGCAGAGCCTCAGATGTCCCTTCAAGTCCGGTATTTAAAACATCAGTCGCCCCACCTGTAACTGCTCCTGCGACATCGGTTGCTGTATTTGTTGCTTTTTTGACTATGCTACCTAAATTATATCCCATACTATCTCCTTTAATTAAGATTACGCATAAGCATAACTACCATTTTCGTAGTAATTATAGTCACTTATGGCTCTACGTGGTCTTTTCTTATTGGAACCAGTAGAGGCAAATTTCAATGACTGAGAAGCATATCTAGTTGCACTCATTAAATCATCGTGAACTTTAACTATTTTACCATCTTTTCTATGGTACATTCTTAATTCTTCAAACCATAAATTAAGATAGTTAAATACTTTAAACCTTCCAGTTTGCATTCTTTGTAGCATATCCATTATTCCGGGTTCCACTGAAATACCGCCTTCAGGATTTTCAAAATGCTTATGGATCATATTCAAACCTTGCTTTCGATAGAGTTCCGCTAAAGGTCTTCCTGATCCTTTATCATGTTGAGAGCCATCATGAGGCCATACAACAGGAATCCATTTACCTCTTTCTCTAATTGCCGCACTATGAACAACTGGTGTCTCAGCAGACTTTCGATAACAGTCATAAACATACACAGTATCGGTATCTCTATCCCATGCTAACCAGACTACGGCAGTAGGGTGATCCCATCCAAAATCTAAGCCACATATTTTAGGCCAATGTTCGGGCAATGGGATTGGTTCTATTTTAAGATCGTCTTCACTTACAGGGAATACCATACCAGATCCTAACACTGGTATACCCTTTGAACGCATATCTCTCTCATGCGGAGGTAGTGCGGCTAATATTTCTTTCTTAACATCTTCAT